ATGGCTTGCCGTCGGGCAACCCCCTCACCTCTATCATGAACTCGCTTTTCGTCATGTTGGTCTTCCGGCTAGCTTGGCTCACGATTATGCGAGAGAGCGATGAGACACGCATGGCTTGTCTCAAGAGGTTTGACGAAAGTGTCACGCTTGTTGTCTATGGGGACGATCACGTGGTGAACGCGAGCACGGAGGTGCTCCAGCGGTTCAATCAGCACAGCCTCATGGAGGCGTTCCCGAAGATTGGTCTCACTTACACGAGTGATGACAAGGACGACAAGGAACCACCCAAGTACCGCAAGCTCAGCGAGGTGACCTTTCTCAAGAGGTCTTTCCGCTTTGAGCCGCGTCTTGGAAAGTATGTGGCCCCGTTGGACTTGCAGACCTTACAAGAGGTCTGCTACTATACCAACAAGCAAGGGTCGCGTGAGCAGATCACGAGGGATAACGTTGAGAGGACGTTTCGTGAGTTAGCTCTCCATGGCCAAGAGGTGTACGACGTGGTAGGTGAGCTGTTGGAGAAAGAGCATAACAAGAGAGCTCCTATGCCGACGGTGCGCCCGCCCTTTTCCGTAGCACTTGAGGAAGTGTACGGGCAGTTACCTCTGTTTTTACCTGCACAGTGTTGACTGTGCGTTCGTCTGGGCAGACGTTAAACACCCGCTATCGTCTGGGTAGACGTTAAACACCCGCTCACACTCTCTCTGGTTACCGCAGTTGATAGACCCAATGCTCAGCCTAAACTTGATATTGTTGGCTTTGAGAGTGAATAGACTTGGTTATTTAACCTTACCGGACCAGGGTAGTCTTTAACACCCAGGCCAGCTGAGTTGGCAGTGATGCACTGGTTCTTGCCCACTGCCGAGAACATTGAACTACTAGCACTGAAGATGATACACATTACAACATCACACCCAGTGACACAGATTACAAGCATGCTACGACTTCTTTTGCCGCTGATGCGGCTGCTAAGGAGTCTACGCCACAACACATGGGCAAGACAAACGACATAGAGATCTTGCGATCTCCTGATTGGTCTAAGCTTGCAATCCATGATTTGTTGTCACAACCGGTCATCATAGCTTCAGGGACAGTTGCTGAGGGCGATCCACTTAATTTGGAAGTTACGCCATATCGATCGCTTCTCAACGCATCACCATTCCACGTCGACAAATTGCGTGGTTATATGGGATTGCGAGCAACAATAGTGTGGAGATTAATCGTTAACGCCGACAAATTTACGTCAGGACGCATAGTTTTATCCTAC